GTGACTGGAGTTCAGACGTGTGCTCTTCCGATCTGCTTGGACAGACGAAAAATGTAAGATTCTCAGTCAAATGGCGGAAAAGGAGAAAAAATATCGTGAAGAATGGGGGTATGAAGGTGCAATGGTATGGCAGGTTACACGCAAGATGTTTTACGAAGTAATGCTGCAAAATGCCGAAGTTAAGGAATTGATTGAAAGTTTCAAGAAAAATCCTTTAGCTTACATCGCAACAACCGCTACTGCACCTACTACACGAGAGTTGTTCTTAGCTGCTTTCCGTGATTATCCCGGTGTATCTCCAATTGAAATTGTTGAAGAACGTGAGCGTAATCTTACCAATACCGGAGACACATTCGTACAAGGTTGGGACGATAAGATTGCTGTTCTCCGCCCTGCCGGATATGCTTGTGAGTTTGAATACACCAATAACCTAGACAAACAGATGTTTGATAAGTATGGTTCAAGCGTAATAACCAAGATTTTTGCTCAGGCTAACGATGGTCTCTGCACGATTGTGAATACAACAACAAACAACGGGCTGTATAAGGAATGGCATACTGATGTAATGATGTCAGCTTGTCCTGCACTGAAAACATTCCGTAATCACGTAATTGTAGACACAAGCCAGGCAGACGATTAAATGTACAATATATTGCGTAGTAGTTATGGAAAAATCATTTGACCCGATAGCATACCTCAATGGGCTTACGAGATTTGTCTTTGAAGATGATGCGCTTGAAAATATCGCATACGAAAACGGTTTGATGTTTATTTCAGACCGTTCTGAAATAGATGAATGCACTAAAGACCATTGCCTTATCGCACTGTACGAACTTGTCATTAGCGGTCCGTGGTCTGTGGCTTCATCATCACTCCAACATGGCAGTTACAGACAGGACATAGGTAGTGAGACGGTAACGGCTGCCATAATCCAAAACTTGAAAGACCGTCTGAAAGCACTGTACAAAAAGTATGGTGAAGAAGAAGCGTTGAAAAGCATGGATTCGGGTAGTATGAGTTGGGTCAATGAAAATTCATTAGATGTATAGTTTATGCGTCTCAAAAGAAAAGCAATAGCAGAATACCCGTTTCATGGCACATTCTACACCGTGATAACGAATAAGCCGGAAGACGGGAACCTTCTCGGTGACGGTGACATGCTTGGGAATGAAAAGACAGATAGTTCTCCCGAAGTCCCCACTACGGGAGAGACCATCCTTCTTGAAACTGAATGTGACATACAGCAGGCTGCAAAGCTGATTAACTCCGGTACTATCATGGCTGACTATAAAGTATTTTTCCCGTGCAAAGTTGGTGAGAAGCTACCTATACGTTTCAATACCAATTTTAAATGCGAGAATTATGCAATACCAATCCAAGGCAGGGTTATAGGGCTTGAATATAGTCAACTTGGTGGTTGCTCGGTTGATATAAAAATGAGTGAAGTGTAAGATATGGCAAAGAAGGTTAAGACAGATTCATTGAATAAACTTATAAAGTTCTTATCGGAAGAAGCTGACAAAATAATTGCAGAAGAATTGAATAGGGTTACTTATAAAAATGATACAGACAACCTTCATGATAGCTACGGATGGGGAATATATGTTAATGGCAAACTATCCAAAAGCGGTTATCAAACGAAATACGCATTAGCCCCAAGAATTTGGGAGAGAGAACCGCTATACGGACGTGATGCGATAACGGATTTTCTTGAACGTAAATATAAGCCTCATGATGGAATTGACCTTGTGATAGTAGCCGCAATGCCATACGGACAAATATTACAGGAAAAGTACAAATATGAGGTAATCGCCATTGCTCAAAACCAACTCAAAGCATTAAGTAACAGAATTAAAGGTTCAACTTTTGGAATTATAAAGAACGGTAAATACTGATTATATGGATAGCAAATACAAGACAACATCAAAAGTGGAAAACTTTTTTTCCATGCTGCTGACAAAAGCGGCTATATCCGATAACCTGTTCATCGGGAATATGCCTGCCACTGTTGAAAGCAATTGGAAAGAAATGGTGCTTGTTGATGTCCTTTCCATGAAAGATTACGGAGCTTATGCCAAAGGTTCTGCCAACGTGTTCTTGTACGCAAAATCAGTTGACAGCCACGGTACGAAGCCCGTGAAGGAGCTGTACAAAATGGAACTTGCGCTTGACAAGGCTATTGAATCATGCAAAGACCCCCATTATGTGATTGATGTAAATTTCCGTGATGCAGATTATGACCAAAATAGGAACTACTACTACAACGTGATAAATATAGAAGTGACAATAAGGTAAACAGATTATTAACAGGATAACATTTTTTAATTATGGCAGTAAACAAGACTGGCGCAACAGCCAAAAAAAACATCAAGCCTTCTTACATTGTGGCAACTCTGTTCACTGGCTCTGAACAAGACGATGAGCCAAAGGGTGACTCTTATATCCTTGAAGATGTAGTTGAGGATACCACTTCAATCGCTCAAGACGATAACGATGTAAACGACATCGAGTGCGAAACTTCCGACAGCCCCATTCTTTCCATCGTGAAGCTTGGCAAATACCAGTTTACAGCTGAGGTTGCAGATACACAAAAAGACCTATTGGTCGCTCTCATGGGATTTACGGTAGGAACTACTGTCTCTACTAAATACTTTGCTCCGGCTCAATACAAGAAGTTGTATGCAAAGATTGACGTAGTGTTTGAGGAAGGAGAAACGATGACTGCATTTGTGGTTCCAAAAGTCCAACTTAACTCAAGAATAATGCTTGAATCTTTGAACTCTAATGTGGGTCGTATCAACCTTGCAGGAACAGCGTATGATGCAAATATCGCCGATGGAGATAGAACTATCAGAACACCGTTTTATGTAGATTCAGCTTATACTTTACCCAAATAAAACTTGTTCATAATAGATAACTAGAGTGTTTACGGGCGGTAGGCTTATATGCCGCCGCCCTTCATGTTTATAATCATGGCAGTATATAGAGCAAAGAAAAAAGATACAGGACTAAAGACAAATGTTGTAACGGCTTGTACTCCTATATCTGATGAGTCAATGGAACGTTTGGCAAGGATAATGAATGACAGCCCAAGCATTGTAAAACTTCACGGTACGGAGTGGCGTATTAAAGGATTGAAGCCCGGTGTTCAATGGCTTATAGCCGAACAAGCGTGTCAGATTGTGAAGGGAGAGAAGTTAAGTATGGGAGATGTTATCAAAGAGTTCTCGGTAAATCTACCGGCAGTTGCACACGTGATAACGCTTGCACTTTTCAATGACAGGGACAGGATATTCTCTGATTATGAGAAAAAAGAACTATCAGATGACTACCACAAGGTCTTTGACCTTTTGATGTGGAGAGATTACGACATAAAGGACTGGGCATTATTGCTTGGTGAAATCCTTAACCTCATAAGCACGGATTTTTTTTTCGAGAGTACCAATGTGATTCAGACCGTGAGGGAAATGACCTTGACGAGGAAGACGAAGAAAACGGAACAAAACTGATAATATCCCGTACAGAGTGGGGGCAGATGATTGATTTTCTGCGCTCCAACACTTGGTGCTCTCGTGACGAATATTTATGGGGAATGACGGTTGGACAGGTCCGGTTAAGCTCGTTTGATTTTTCCCATGTAGAATACGGAAACAAGGACAAGAAAAAAAAGAAGGTCAGCAAAATAGGAAGTATTGACGATTTGAAGAACTTGAATGATTTGGGTATGCCCATAATTAATAAAAAAGGATAACGATATGGCAAATAACGAAGCAGGAGCTTTCCTCAACATAACCCCTGATGTATTAAAGAAGTTGGATAGTTTCGATGAGAAGCTGGAGATGATAGAGAAGCACGCCCATACAGCAGCAGATGCATTGAAAAACGGGTTTGGCAGTGTGGTAATGGATACGAGTAAATTGGAAAGTGTGATTACTTCGTTAGCCAAAAAGATAGATGCTATAAAAGGTAATCCATTTGAAGGAGCAGGGAAAGGTGCGGAAGAGACTACAAGAAAGACTACTTCTCTGAACGAAAGCCTTTCACGTGCGGCAGATTTGCTAAACAGAATAGGAAACAATAAAATCGGAGAAGGTTCATTTGCTAACTTTAATATATCCGGATTGAAGCAGGGATATTCGGATTTGAAAAAATACGTTGAGAACATGGACTTGTCAAAGCCGCAACAAAAGGCTGCGGTAGAAGCCATGCGCTACATGAAGATGGAGCTTGACGAGCAACGAAAGACGGACGAGCAACGTGCCCAATCTAAAGAAAAAGAGACGGAAAGAAGAATAGCTGCTGACAGACGTGCTTATAAGGCTTCGGCAGATTTGGCAAAAGCACAAAACTACAAACAGAATACAACCGCACAGGGTGCGCTTGACTTTTCTAAAACAGCAAATACACTTCAACGGCAAATCACGGCAATAGAGTACCTAAAAAAAGCTCGTTTATCTTTGAATACTACCGATGCCAACTATAAAAGCACACTTGAACAGATAAACCAAGCCATCGCAAAACACAACCAAGCATTGACGGAAGCAGGAGTCAAATCACAGCAGCTTGCCACACGCCATCGCAACCTGATGGATACAGCCGGGCAATTAAGCCGTCAGCTTGCCTTGGTGTTCTCCGTGTCACAGATTGAAGGTTATATCAGAAAAATTGTTGAAGTAAGAGGTCAGTTTGAACTTCAACAAGTTGCTTTACGTGCCATTTTGCAAGACAAAGATAAGGCAGATAAAATTTTCTCCCAAACCATGCAGCAAGCTCTTAAATCGCCATTCCAAGCGATGCAGCTTGTTACATTCACAAAACAACTTGCTGCATACCGTATCGAAAGCGATAAACTCTTTGATACTACAAAACGGCTTGCAGAGGTATCGGCTGGATTAGGTGTAGATATACAACGATTGATTTTGGCTTACGGACAGGTCAAAGCAGCAGTTTATTTGCGTGGTACGGAAGTAAGGCAGTTCACGGAAGCAGGTATCAACTTGTACGGAGAACTACAATCGTACTTTGAGGAAGTGAAAGGCGAAGCATATACCACAGCACAGATTGTAGATATGATTTCCAAACGCATGGTAAAGTTTGAAGATGTCGAAGCCGTATTCCAAAGAATGACCGACAAAGGTGGCTTGTTCTACAATATGCAAGAGGTACAGGTAAATACACTTCACGGACAAATAAATCGTCTGAAAGACGTAATATCCATTATGCAGAATGAGATAGAAAAATCCAATCAAGAAGGTTTTTTGTCTATTTCTACAGCTATCAACCTTGCAAATACATTATTAGAAAATTGGCGCACGGTTGCCTCTGTATTGAAAACTATCATAACGGCATACGGCACTTTTAAGACTGTGTCAGGTGCAATGTGGATTGCAGAACGAATCTATATGACAAAGGGCATAGCTATGCAGAAAACGAGAATATCCCTCAAATTCAAGGAAATTATGGCTACTCGTACACAAACCGCTGCAACGGTAGGGGCAACAGCTGCACAGAACGGTTTAAATATGGCGGTAGCCAAGAATCCATACGGTGCTATTCTTGCCGTTATTACAGCCGTTGGTGTAGCTATTTACGAAGTAATTCAAAATACAAACAGACTGAAAGAAGCACTTGACGGCATAGCAGCAGAGGGGGCTTTTAGTGTCGTTCAATCGTCAAATAACTATGTAAAGTTGGCTTCTGTTGTTACAGATTCTACCAAATCATACCAAGAACACAACAAGGCACTTGCAGAACTGAAAAAGAAGTATTCAGACATACTGCCCGAACAATACCTAAACGCAGAGGGGATTAAGGCGTTGAACGGAAATTATAATGAAGCCATCAAGCTGATACATCAATATATCAACGCAAAGACAAAAGAAAGAATGATTGATGAAGTTGGACAGGATGCAAACAAAGAAATGTATTCCAACCAACAGAAAACCGCAAAAGCTATCTCTGAAATAATAGATGAACAACACGGGATGAAAGTATCTTGGAGCGAAATTAGCGGTATATTGAGCCAAGTACAAGAAAAATTATTAAGTGGTGCTATAACGTCAACTAAGCAACTTCGTGAAGAGACTGAAAAAGTTGTAGAGCAATACACAGGGTTGGGCAACATTGATTTAAGCGACTACTTCACTCAGTTGTCGGGTAATTCGTTTGGCGGTGCTAACAAGTTCAGATTCGATAATATTCAGATTGAACGTAGTGAGTTTAAGGATTGGTTTGAAAGCACACGTTCATACATAAGCCAAGTAGAATCCATTGAACAGCGTTTCAGTAAAGGCTCTATCAGCATGACTGCGCAACGATACCAAGAGCAGAAAGATGCCACAGAAAAAATGGTTGCAAATGCGATGAACGCTTACGATGTGCTCCGTAATTCACAAAAAGAAAATACAAAAGTCACTAAGGATGAACTTGAATACGCAAGGGAACTCGTACAGAAGGTACTGAAAGCGATTGGTTCGGATGTGCAGGTAGATTCCGCTTACATAAACAAATTGTTCAATGACAGTTTCTTCTTTGAGGAGGAAAAACAGAAAGTGGCACAAACCAAGCTCAAACAACTCTTTAACAAACTGACCAAGGAAGCCAAAGAATCGGGAGATACTTCAGGGGCAGTGTGGTTGCAGGAGTTTGAAAAACAGATTAATGGTCTTAACCTTAATCCTCTTCAAAACAGCATCAAGAAATTCCTGCTTGGAATTAATGGAAATGCTGACATACAAGCTAATTGGAATATACGAAGTGGGGAAACGGAAGCGGAGTTTAAGAAACGCATTAAGACGGAGATTGACACACGTAACGAAATAATTCGGAAAAGCCAATCTACCATATATCCCGAATATGGTCAAGACACAAACAAGGTAAAATCCGAACTAGAAGAACTTAATCGCCTGTATAATGAACTTGGTGGCGACAAAAATAAAAGTCGCTCAAGTGCCGAGCGTGATATTTGGGCTGAACGTATCTCCGTCCTCAAAGAAATGCAGTCACGGTATGAGAAACTGAACCAGCTTATGGGAGAGAACCGTGCCATAGAGGAAACACGTTCGGCTTTCAAAGGTGCTTTGGACTTCACACAAATGGGAGAAGTTATCAAAGCGGAAGATATTATTCCGACCAAGCAAGGAATGATTGATGCGCTTGAAAAGTTACTCAAACAGATTCCTAATGACGTAAAGAATGCCGCAAAAAGAACTGGGCTTGAAAAGGAAATTGCAGAACTTAAAATCGGTATTCAACAGGACTACCTGAAAGAACAGCTTGAAAAGACCAAGAAGAACATTGAAGATATGTTCAACCAGTTGGACTTGCACAAGAAACTGAAAGATGCAGGGCTTTCCGAAGCGGAGGTTCAACAGTTGTTCCCCGGACTTGCAAAGACGTTGGATGATGTAGAAAAAGGGATACGTGATGAATATGAAGCCAAACGTGATAAAAATGGACAGTTAAGTAAGGCAGACCAAAAGGGTTACGATGAAGCACTTAAAAAGCTGGGCCAACAGCGTGATAAGGAAAGCACAGACCTTACTATTAGAATTCTCAAGGATTATAAAACACAACTTTCAGAACAATTACAGCTTGATAAGTGGTATTACGAAGAAAAGGCAAATATAGCAAAAGCAACCCTTACAGATGAGCAGAGAGCGCAAGCTGAATCCAACCTTAAAAAAAAGTACGATAAGAAGACAGATGAAAATACTTGGAAGACGTTTCAAAATACAGACGAATACATCAAGCTATTTGAAAATCTTGACTATTCTTCAACGGCAGCTATTGATAGTATTCTCGAGAAATTAGAGAAATTTAGAAGGTCTCTCAAAAGTTTGCCGCCAGAACAGTTGAAAACAATAATTGAACAGCTTGAGAAGCTGAAAGGTGAAAAACTAGACAGAAACCCTATCAAGGGAATTGTTGAAGCTTTTAAAGACTTGAAAAATGCAAAACCAGAAGATAAGCAAAAAGCTATAGCAGACCTCGGTGCAGCATTTGAAAAAAATGCAGAAAAAATAGATAAATTCAATTCTGCTTTTGGAGAAGTTTCTTCTATGCTTTCATCTTTCGGGGTTGATGTGCCAGAAGAAATTTCTGAATCATTAAATGGAATGTCTCAAGCTTTCAGTGGTGCAGGAGAATTTGCATCATCTTATGCTACAGGTAATGTTTTGGGTATGGTTACAGGTGGAATGAAAACTATTGCCGGAATAGGCAATACCATCGGTAGCATATTCGGCATTGGCAATAAGAACAAGAAGAAAGAACGTGAAATCCAACGGCAAATAAAGAATATAGAATCACTTGGTAGGGCATACGATGAGTTAAAGGAGAAGATGGAAGCCGCTTGGAATGCAGATGATCTTCGTACACAAACCAAAGATACAATAGCCAATAGATCGGAAGAGCGTCGTGTAGGGAAAGAG